GTGGACTGTAGTTCCAATGGTCACTAGTTCGATTCTAGTAGAGAGGACCGTTCCTCTGTAGCTCAGCTGGTAGAGCGACAGGCTGTTAACCTGTAGGTCGTCGGTTCAAACCCGGCCGGAGGAGACCCACACCTTTTACATACGAAACCCGGATGTAAAAGATGTTTGCTAATTATAGATGACTGATACGAATCACCACGTACTCACAGGAAAGGTGGATATTACCAGTAATTTACTGGTAGGCTCTTCCCACTTATTTGTCGATACCAATAACAACCGTGTAGGACTCATCACCACAAACCCTGACGCAGGTTTACACGTAAACAGTAACGCCTACGTAAACACGGATTTGCGTGTAGGATCACAAATCGAAATAAACGCAACAGCTGGACGTATAAAAGCAGGATCATTTGAAGGTGATGGCTCTTTATTAGAGAATGTACCGGCGGGTGCGGATGGAGCCGCGGCTACGATAGCCGTCGGAACGACGACACCCGGACCGGTGGGAACAACAACCGCATCCGTTACTAATTCTGGTACGAGTTCCGCTGCCGTTTTTGATTTTGTAATTCCGAGGGGTGACCAGGGAATTCAAGGAATTCAAGGAATTCAAGGAATTCAAGGGATACAAGGAATTCAAGGAGATGATGGAGCCGCGGCTACGATAGCCGTCGGAACGACGACACCCGGACCGGTGGGAACAACAACCGCATCCGTTACTAATTCTGGTTCGAGTTCCGCTGCCGTTTTTGATTTTGTAATTCCAAGAGGTGAACAGGGTGCTGCGGGTACTAATGGAACCAATGGAACCAACTATTTCACGTTAAGTGGATCAAATATTTATAGGACTACGGGGAATGTGGGCATCGGGACGACGAATCCCTCGCAACTTTTTCATGTACATAGATATCTACCCACCACCAGTCACCATGTAATGGCGAGAATAGGCGGAGACACTTCTTCGTATAATACTCTCGTGTTTGGGTCAAAAGAGGGGAGGCCTCATATTGGAGGTCATCGAGGAGATTTTGGTACGTGGGCTGACCTATCACTTCAAGACGATGCTATGATTATACAACAGGGAGGAAATGTCGGGATTGGTACGACGAGTCCGGGTCAACCACTTGATGTTCAATATAATTCAGATTCCGGAATACGATCTAAAGGTACGGGTTATAACCATGCGAGTGTGTATATAGATGCCGGAACTGGGTACGGGTATCTAAGATTTCAACATTCAGGAACTGATAAATTTTGGATTCAATCTACACCGGCGGGTGATTTAGCGTTTAGGCCTAGCGGTGGTGGACATGTCATGGACATTTTAAATAACGGCAACGTCGGTGTAGGTTATGGAGCTCCCGCCCAGAGATTTGCGGTCAACGGTGACGCATGGATTAACACACAGCTATATGTAATGGGACATGTGGGGGTTGGGACAACCACACCATACGCGAAACTTCACGTCCAAGGAGGAACTGGTTATGTGTCTGGTAGTTTACGACGATACTTCAATTATAGTAGCCCAAGTTATATGCATCAAAATGTAGACTATGCTACAACTGGAACTATGTCTATATATTGTGATAGCGCCATATGTACAAGCAGTTATTTCATAGCCGTAAGTGGTACGGTAAGTGCGAGTGATGAACGCATAAAGAAAGACATAGTTGATGTTGAAGATGATAAAGCTTTGAATATAATAAGACTACTCAAACCAAAAAAATATAGATATAAGGATGAGATTAACAGAGGCGTTGAGCCTGTTTGGGGTTTCATCGCCCAAGAAGTAAATGATATTCTCCCCGAAGCTATAAAAATAGGTGAAGAGTGTATCCCAAATATTTATGAGTTAGCGAACGTATCTACCTCTAATGTGATTACTTTTACAAACTTTGATACTTCTATCCTAGAAAGCAATGCTTCGGTATTGAAGGTGTTTGATGAGGATGATAATGAACATTTACTCACTATTGACCAGGTTATTGACGAGCATAGTATTCGTGTTAAAGAAGACCGCACAGAAAGTCAACTATTTATCTACGGACAGAGAATAAATGATTTCCATCATATCCGAAAAGAAACAGTGTGGACGGTCGCCACGGCCGCCCTCCAAGAGGTCGACCGCCAACTCCAAACCACAAAAGCAGAACTCCAATCCGAAAAGAATAAAGTCGCGACGATGGAACTATTAGTCGCATCCCTCGTCAAACGTGTCGGGGATCTCGAAAATCTAGTGATTTAAAGAAAAAGCGCTTTCGTAAAGTACAAAATGTCTTGCATCGCCACTCTCAGGCCCGTCATTACCACCCCCATTCAATCCAGGAACAGGGTTAAGTCTCGCACTGTTCACACCGTAGTACGGGCGAGCAAGGAGGGTTCTCGTTTCGCAAAGATCGACCGCCCTAACGATTTTCTAGCGGTCGCAGAGCGCGTCAACGGTCGTGCGGCCATGATTGGTTTCACTTCCGCGGTGGTCGATGAGATCATGACTGGTAACCCTATCAGCGCACAGTTCCACGATAACATCGGACTCTCCATCGCTGTCGCATCCTTGGTTTTCCTCGGCACCGCCGCTAACCCGGAGGATGAGGGATACGTCCAGGGACCCTGGAAGCCTGAGACCGAGCTCGTCAACGGTCGACTCGCGATGATCGGAATTCTATCACTCATTCTCACCGAGTCTATTCATCCACAGGTCCCATTGTTTTGAGCTTAAAAATAAAAACTCAGTATAATATAAAATGTCAGGTGGAATTGCCCAACTCGTCGCCATTGGTGCCCAAGATGCCCATATCGTAGGGAAACCCGAGGTATCATTTTTTAGGTCTAACTATAAACGTCATACAAACTTCGCCCAAACTGTTGAGAAACAGGTTATCCAGGGCAACCCCACCAATGGTGGTATGTCCTCCGTTCGTTTCGAACGTAAGGGAGATCTTCTCGGCTACGTTTACATAACTAACCGTGTCAAACGTGATGTATCTCCAAGTGGGTGGCGGGGTGAAATTGAGAAGGTAGAGTTAATCGTGGGAGGTCAGGTTATCGACACTCAGACCTCTGAGTTCTCTCAAGACATCGCCCCTGCGATGCTCGCGCAGACGTATTCCAAGTCTCTTGCCGGTGCGAGTGCGAACGCGTCGGGATTTTACCCTCTCCATTTCACTTTCTGTGAAAATGCTCAGTCCGCTCTTCCTTTAGTTGCTTTACAATATCACGATGTAGAGATTCGTATTAGGTGGGCAACCACCGCAGCTACCGATTATGAGGTTCATGCTCAATTCATTTACCTCGACACCGATGAGCGTACCACTCTCGCGAACACACCCCAGAACATGCTCATAACCCAAACTCAAAAGATGGTTGCTTCCGGTGCCTCTGCTCAGGAACTTTCCTTTAATCACCCCGTTAAGTTTTTGGCATCTCACGACAGTGCTGGTGGTGGTCTCAATTTCAAGAGTGGTAATGTCAAGCTTCAGATCAATGGTACCGATGTTGGAGACGCGAAGCATGCTTCGAATTACTCGACAACCTCTCTCTATTACCACACCCCTTTTTACAATCTCGATAGTCAAATCGATCACCATTTCCTCTATCCCTTCTGCTTAGATACCGCCAAGCTCCAGCCCACGGGAAGTTTAAATTTCAGTCGTGTAGACAGTGCTCGTCTTCTCACCGGCGCTGGAACTTTTGGAACGGACATATATGCGGTTAACTATAACATTTTACGCATAGAAAATGGTATGGCAGGCTTGTTATATAGCAATTAAATCCTAATTAATAGTAAATGTTAGTCTTTTTGTTTTTATTGGCTTTCGTTTTTATGATCACCTACGATCCTAAATCTGGAACTCTTAATCAATATATTCCCACACAGAACGCTCCGTGTAAAGATGGACACTATAATGAAGTTCAATTCGCTCAGCATGGATACGAGTGCCCCAGGAACGATAAAGTAGCTATGGGCGCGATTGTTAGTGCTTAAAAAAAAGAATACTTAAAATACCATAATGTTTGCTTTTGATCGTGAAACCGCAACCATCGTCGCCGCAGTATTATGTTTAGTTGCGACCCTCTACATCTACAATGAATTCAAAAAGAATAGGCAAGATATGGAAGAGTTTAAGAACACCGTCAACGAGAAGCAGCGTCCCGTCATCGTGGAGCGCCCCTCCCGTATCCAACTCGTCAAGGCTCCCGTAGAGAAGCCGTCTCCCGTCGGTAAGGAGGAACCCGTGAAAATCCCTGTTGAGGAATCGAGCGAATAAACTTATCAGGGGATTATAGAGTGCTATGAGCAATGAAGAAACATAAAGCCATCGCCATACCAGTGTCATTTCATGATGGAACTGCGAGATTCCTAACAGTGAGAGATAAAAGATTTAAAGAGTGGATATTCGTCACCGGAGGGTGTAGACGAAGAGAAATATTTAACCCGTTACGTACAGCTTTACGGGAACTAGAAGAAGAAACAAGAGGAGTCGTATCTTTAAAAAAGTGTGATTATACACACTATTCATTTACGGTTAAAGAAAGTCCAACTGTAGATTTAGAATATAACGTATTCATATTTTTTGTAAATTATTCCAGGACCGATCAACAAGAATTAATACGACGTTTTAACGAAGAAAAGCATAAGATGCATACAAAAAAGATTAATATGAAACGTACATACGATGAAAATGATTTCATGAGTTTCGACACTTTACAAGAATTCAATGGGAGACGTAGATGGGATAGGATAGTCAAAAATGTCGTACGTAATCCAGAGTTCTACACGTGCGTGTCTTCTCTCAATAGAAAATCATTTGCTATTAAATAATGAAGTCTAAGAACTACATTCTCAAGCAAATCAAAGATATACTCATAGATCATAAATCGTATATGGAAGATAAAGCTGAGAAATATATTGAAGAAATTAAAACTAAAACTGTATACGAACTTTTAGTTTTAAAGAAACAACTCGTAACCGAAGATGAAGAATTTATAGATGTTTCGTATCGTCGATCGATTTGGCATGAAGAAGAAGATTAAAAAATTAAGTACAATATAACGTAAGTATGTTTAAGTCGTGGTGTAGACGACAAGGATTTT